AGACCATTGAGACGTTCTGTTTTTATCTTCAGAAACAATTCTGTATCTAAAAACGTATCCAACTTTGTCATGATCTAATGGTGGTAAAGATGCTTTTTTAATTATAACTTTTTTAATTCCTGCGTCAGCCATTATGAATTGTTTCCGCTAGAAAGATCTACTGAAAATCTAAATTCAACATAATTACTAGTATTAGGACTCTTGACAATGGTTGCTGCACCTGAAGTTTGAATTACTGAATATCCTGTTAATCCATAAAGTGGATTTACTGTAGCAACATTTTCTAATTTTAAAGCATCTAGCGCCACATAGTAGTTGCCAGACGGATTGACTCCATCAATAACGCATGCGTATATTTTAACTACAGAAACAGCATTCCAGTCAAAGCCAGATGTTCTATATAGTTGTTGAAGTTGTTTTGTTACAACAAAGTATCTTTCTGTAGCAAAATCATATTGGCCTCCGCTGCTATCGTCAGCAACTTCTGCTTCAAGTCTTGCAAACTGTGTTCCACTTGTATTTTCAAATGAAACTAAAACCCTAGCCCTCTCTGGTTGAGTGCCAGCCCCGTATGTTCCATCTCTATTTACTATTGAAAATGCTAGTCTTAATTGATCTGTTGGAGAGTTTTTTGAAAAATCAACTGTTGTTCCGCTTAGCCTAATATAATTTGATGATGCTCCTATTTCAAAAGTATCTTGTGTTGGACCGCTATCTGATTCAATGTCAAGATCAGCCTCATTACCCTTTATCATAATTATATTATTTAAAAATCTTGGTCTTTCATATCTTGCAACTCTTGGTGATTTAAAAAATATTGGGTTATCTGCGCTTGTTTGAAATACTGGATCTGCTACAGCAATAACGTTGTCATAGTTTGGAGCATCTAGCGCATTAGATTCTGTATCAATTGCTACCGCTGATGCTGCTGTTACGTATTGCCAGTTTTCGTTTTGTGTAAACGCAAAAACTGTTTTACTATCATAGGCTCCTGCAGATGGATTAGATCCTGCAGAATATATTCCAATTTCAGATATTTCATATCTTTCTTCTGTTGGTAGTTCTGCTGTTAGAACAATTTTATCTACACCGTCTTCGTTTACAAAACCTCTAGAAGATATTGGAACACGAAACATCTCAAAATCTAAATTTGTTTTTGTTGAATAGTCTCCGATTTCATCGGCGGTATCTAGTGGGGTAGCACCACAACCAATAGCAATATATGAGGCATAGGCAGGGGCCTGTCCAAGTAAATACTTTGCAATAATAGATTTACCAGTATTAGTTATCATGAGGCGTAGTCTCCAAGATCTGCTTCATATATTGTACCACTTACGCTGATTTGTGTTTCTACTTGTTCGTCAGGATTTACGTTAATAAATTCAATAATTAAGTCTCCTGCTGCGTTAAGGTATACGTTTTGTCCATTAGTTCCGTTACCAGTTTCTGGAATTTTGTCTTCTAGTTTAATTGAAAATCCAGCAAAAAACTTATCTGCGGTTTGCTGTAGGCTAAGTATATTATTTGGATTATATCTTTGTTGTATGGCCGAAAGGTTTTTAATTGGCTGATATGATATTTTTTGTCCATTGACAATATCAGACCTTGTTATGCTGATTAATTCTTGACCACCAATATTTTCAAATATCTGATCAAACATTCCATCTGTAGGAACAGATTCTTCGTCAAATAATATAATGTCTAAAGTCGCTGTTTTAACTGGTGGTGGGGCCAAATAAATTGGTGCATTAAGTATTGGTGCTGGAGGTGTTGCTTTTAAAAATGTAACTGGTTCATTGTTTGTTGGCTGAATGCCATACATTCTATTATATTTAATGTCTCCAAAGTATTCTCTTTCTTTTTTATCTAAAATTGCAAGCATTCCTTGTGTATTTATGCTTCCATTAGAAAGTGTTACGGATGCTCTTTCATTTGCAGTTAACTGTTGATACTCAGGAACATCATTAAAATATCCTTGAGAATTTACGCCACCTCTGCTGGCTACATAAGCAGCCCCTGAAAGCCCTGTTCCACCTTGATTAGGTCCTGAACTAAGTGCTATTGCTTCTGCTGTTTTAACAGGGTCAATAGCAGTACTAATTTCATTTCCTGCTTCTTTTAATTTTTGTCTTTCATAGTTCTGCCAGTCTAATGACATACTATACCTCCGCCAAATAAAGTGTCATGTCTGGACCATTTATTTTTCTTGAATACTCAATATTATAGACTATAAATCTAGAATTAGCCGAAGTAACCAAATCTAAGTTGTTAGAATCTTTATAGTTAATCGTTACAATATCTCCAAGTTGTATTGTTGGAGTTGCAAATATTTTTAAACCAATAGATTTTTTAGGAACCATAAGTTTATTTATCATCCAGCCCATTAAATTTTCTGCATCATCTTGTGTTTGTATGTATGGTGTATCTAAAGTAAATTCATTATTTCCATAAATCATTCTACTTCTTTTAATTTCATTAAACCTTTGTTTTTCAACTTGCGGAGAAACAATTTGAGAAGATCCAGTTAGTAATGGATTAGAAAAATTACTACGCTTTTTAAAGTATTCATCAACTGTTAACTCATGGGTTGTGTCTTGTGTAAATGTAACTCCTTGAATTCTTAGATAGTTCCCGCTTGTTTCATCAAGATTTAAGGCTGTATCTGTAGCATTAAATATCAAAAATTCAGCACCGTATGAGTCTGCATAAAACCCAGATGATACGTAACCTTTAACATTATTAAATGTTGGTGATAGTTTAGCGTAAAGTGCGGGATATGCACGATCATACTTAACATCAAAATAAGCACACTCTCTCATTATTGAACCAAACTCGTCAAAATATAAATTATATTTAGGTGGTTGCTGAGCACTAATTCCAGATAAGTAAGTTGCTTGAACTATACCGCTCATTGCATATTTTCTTAAAGACTCACTAGCACTTATTTCATTATCCCCAAAAGCAGAGGACAATGTTTCTCCAACTGTAAACACGGTATTTTGAGAATAGTTCTGTGACAGAGCATAGATATTTTCAAACATAACCCTAGATGAACCACGAACAAACGGAGCCATGTTATTGTAAATTGGAAGCGGATCTGTGTCGTCTACAACCTTAATTAACTGATTATTAATGTATAAATAAAATCTTCTTGTTTTTCCTATGTCTTGATACTCTATCGCTAAGTCATATACCGTCGGATTTTCTTCACCAGCCATTCTATACTGACCAGTAAACCTACCATCGTCAACTGTAATTTTTGCTAGACCGCCGTAAAGTTTTACAGGAATTGCATTATTATTAGACGCATCTTTTTTAATTTTATAAAAAACAACATTATTAATAGAAATATTTGATTGATTATTTTTATCTAATTGTAGATATGACTCTATATTGTCACTTGTCAATGCAGCAATTTCAAAATAATATCCATTGTTTGTTGTTGGATTAAGTAATACCGCTAATCCTCCTGAGCCACCACCTATGCTTACTGGTTGATCTGGTTGAACTCCAGCAACCTGATAATATGTTGTACTTCCATTTGGGGTTTGACTGCGGCGTTCATTGTTTTCAATCTTGCCAATAATACGCATTCTTGTTCCAAAATGCTTATAAGAATTATCTAATTCTTTATAAACATAAGATACTAAATCAATTGGTGTTTCGGTTGTTTCAAAGGTTGGTCCATTCATTACTAAGGCTGATGACTGAATTGTTCCAGTTTTTGGAGATATAGTTGAGTTAACTGGAGTTTCCGTTGTATAACTTGAAGACATAAAGTTTTTAATTGTTCCACCTCTTGATGTCTGTTGAGCCTTAGAATTATTAACTCCTGCTGCTCCAGTTGTAGTTGCTGGTAAAGAAATGTCTTCAAGCAAAGTGGTTGTAAATAAATACTGAGTTTCCATGTCACAGCCTCTGACATAAGTGTTGTCTGACCAATACGTATTTATTCCAGCAGTATGACTTGCAATTGTTGTTCCAAATTGAGCACGGCCATGTTCATAAACTGCACCATTTTGCAAACGAGTAACACCATCAATGTCTTCATAAAAGGGAACTGTGTAAATTCTTACTAAACCAGTTGGGTATATTTTTCCATTAAATGGTAATGATCTAAAAAAGTTTTGATACTCTTGATTATTAGTAATCCATACATTACTGCTACCTTGTCTATGAGAAACTCTCCATGCCTGAATTTCTTCACCTTTTTGTGCTTCTGTAATTTCTCCATTTGCAACTTTTTTATCTAAATCATCAATAACGCTTGATGGTGCTAACCTTCCAGGTAAAACAATTTCTGGCTTAGATTCATCTAAATTTATACCGTCTGATAATATTGGATACCAGATTGCAAGAGTAACATTAAATTGTGCAGCATCATATCTAATAACCTCTCCATTAGAATAAAAGTATCCTTGATACCTTGTAAGCCAATAAACATTTTCTCCAAGATCAAAAACATTATTTACTATTTTACGATTAACTACGCTTGGTGGAGATACAGTAAGATCGGAGTTTAACGGCATTGCTCCCAAAACATATTTACCTTGTTTGGATGCAACTTCATTAATTGTTTTGGTTGAGTCTGTTCCTGATACTTCCCACAAAAGTGCAGGTTTATAAATCCAAGTTTTATCTATATCAATCATATTTGCTTGACGAATAGACCCATACGATCTTTGAATATATCTAGTTGTGTAATTAATCTTTCCGTTATTGTAAACTTTTTTGTCTTGAGATGCAATTGAAATAATATTTGGAAGCGTACCAGATGATAAGTTTTCAACAATGCCGCTGACAGATTGATTGTTAGATCCAGATAAAGTCATACTAGATGCTCTGTCATCTACGTCTGGAAGCATATAGTTTTTGCTCATTACAATAAAATTATTGTATTCATCAAAAAACATTGCTGTTTGTGTAGACACTGCAAGTTGATTTAATACTTCTGCTACCGTTTGATCTGGAGCAATAAAAAAATACGGAATTATTGGATCTGGTTCATTTGTTGTTCTATAAAATGCATAGTTGCTAAATCCAATGTAGTCAAGAATTAAACTAATTGCATAACTAAGCGATACTTCTGTTACCAACATTCTTGGGGCAGGCATAGATTCTAAAAAGAAATAAAAATCTCTTAGTGATATTTCTAATGTTCCAGCAGTAACATCTGCCTGTGGAAAACCATCAGAGTAAAGTGTTTTAATCGGAACCCAATAATCAAATCCATTTACATTTAATATTTTTTCGTAAAAATTAAACTTAATGTTCTTGCTAACATAGTCACTAACTATGCTATCAGTATTGTTATCGTTAAACGCTTGATCATCATCAAATAAAAATATGTTTCCAGTTGAAGCAAGCAACTGTCCTACTGGTAAAGCAGATGTTCCAAGATCAGAAAGAATTTTTTTAATACTATACTCTATTGTTTTATTAGATATGTCAACAACCAGCCTTGGTGACATTTCAATTAAATCAAATGTAGAGTCAAATTTATTCATTTTTTCTACTACAACTCTTATGCCACGAATATTTTGAAACTCTCTATAAACAGTTTGTCCGTTTGTTGTTTCTTGAAATGATAACGGATTTGTTAAATCTGTAACAAATGTTGTTTTATTATCAATTTGTTCACTTCCCAATACCCATCCGTAAACAGGAGTAAATGTATTGTATGTGTTAGTAGTGCCATTCCAAACATAATACGTTCCAACACTTCCTACATTTGAAATAACTAAATATGCGTATCCGTTTATTGATTCGGTTGGTAGTAGAGTAGATGAAGAAAAAGTTTCTGCAAAGACAAAACTATCTTTAAAATTATCTGGAATATTTTTTAACTTATACTGTAGTTCAACATATCCATCATGAGTAATAATTGGGGATCCATCATCACGGGTATCATTTTCAGTAAACACATAAGAGTCTACCCAATTGTCTCCTTCAAGATGTTGAATTTTCCATCTTGTTGGAGTTGTTTTATTTGCGTTACCAAAAAACGGATCTGCAAAAGTTTTAGATATATCGGTAAAGTCTCCTAAATCTATATCTCCAACATTGGTTTGCATCTTTACAATAATTCGGTTTGCTGGTACATTTTCTTTATAAACTACAAATGGTACAGCATCATCTATGTAGTAATTGCCATTAACTATAGTTTTAGCAATACCTCTTTCAATACCGTCTTCAGTTCTAAAAGATGTAAAATATTTAAATTGATCATAGCGTGATGCCATATAATATCTTGGCCTTCTTGCAAGATCGCTACCAGAGTTTGATAGAAACTTACCCTTAAAGGCAACTGCTTTATTAATTCCAGATCTTGGTCTAAATGGTTTTATACAATCTTCTAGTGAATATAAAAGTTTATTTTTTTCTTTTATGGATGTAAAGGTTTGTGGTGTTCCATTATTTTCAAATCCTCCATCAATAACAACATCTGCATCTGTTGCTCCAGTATAAAATAATCCAGCATCTGCACTATCAAACGTATTTGGTAGTGTTAAAAATTGTGAACTTTGTTCTTGAGATCTGTATCTGTAATTGCCAAGTTTAAATATGTTATCTGGCATATTCATATTCCACTCAGCCAGAACTAATGATTCTGTTTGTATTGTTCCAGATGTTTCAAAGTGGTTTTTTAGATCGGTACTTTCAAACATTTAAACTTCTTCCAGTGTTACCGATATATTCCAAAGGTCATGATTTGTTGCTCCACGTTTTACAACTGAATAACTAAAATCTGCAAAATAAACTTCAATAATTTGATTATATCTATTCAAACCAGTATATTCATAATTTTGGCCTTCTAGATTTGTATATTTATCATAAGCAAGGTACATAAAGAATGGACCTTGATGTGTCTCATACCAATCAAGAAGTTCTACGCCACCTGCTCCACCATCGGCTGTGTACTCTGTTGTGGATCCTTCACTTGGTGATACTCCTGTTGTTGAGTTAAAGTTTGGTAGCCCTGAATACCCTCTTGAAGGCAGCATGTTCCAAGATACAGACATTGTTAATTTATCTGCAATATGGTATGAACGCATACGACCATTAATCGTTCTTTGGCGTTGCTCAATTCTTTGGGTATTAAATTGCATTTCTCCCCTATTATGATCGGATAAAATAATGAACTGATCTAGGAGGTTTGGATCTGTTTCTGTTGTGGAGGCTCCTACCTCTACACCAGTAGGCACGTATAGGCCATTAGAGAGGGTTCCAGCGTTGTTTGCCCACAATATACCCTGGGGTCTAGTATATCTACGTCTACCTGTTAAATAAGCGCTAGTAGCCATTATCGCCTCTGTCCTCTAATTCTTTGTGAATCAACATCTTTAATTTCTTTCATTACCGCTCTAGCAATATCATTAGCATTTCCGTTAGCGCCATTAATACTGAATCCTAAATTATAATTATACACTGCCGTTGAGTTGTCATTCATAGATGTTGAAATGTTATTTATTGGAATTTGAGTCATACTTCCGCTACCAAGCATTCCAGGGTATTTAGACTCATTGATAGACTCTAGTAGTGGTCTATATGCTTTTGTAGCATTTTTATTTACTACAAACTCTCCAGGAGTTAACATTGCTGGAACAGTGTCAGAGCCCATTGCTCTACCGCCAAATGCCATGTATTTTGAAATTGAACCACCATACATTTTTCCTGGTATTGTAATTACTTGACCTGGTTTAATTAAACTTGGATTTTTAATTTGTGGATTAGCCTTGATAACATCTGAAAGTTTTACTCCTGCTTTTGCTGCAATTCCGCTTAAAGTATTTCCAGATTTTACAGTTACTGTTGATCCTGATGTAGTTCCAGTTGTTGAAGTTGCTGGGGCTGTATTAGTTGCAGGACCAGAACTAGTTCCTAATGCTTTTAATGCTGCTGCTGCTTGCATAGAAGCAAGAATAGATTTCCAATTATCTGCTGCAGTACCAGAGGATGAAGCAATTGCATCTATATCTATAGCAAGAGTATCTGCATTTCTATTTGCTGCTTCTACATATCTTTGTATAAGATCCCACTCTGATTTTGTCATTCCACTAACTTCATATACTTTTTGTTGTCTATCAATTTCAAATGCAAGGTCGGACAATAGTTGTCGCTTTGCATCTGCTTGTTTTTGAAGTGGCTCAAGTTGTAAAACTTCAATATTATAAATTTGATCACTTAGGGTAACAATCTGCGATTCAATTTGTTTCCTAGTCATCTTCTGACCATTAACAACTGCAGTTATAGATAAAAGTTCTTTTTGTTTTTGTGCTTCTAAATTATTTGTTGCAGTGTCTAGACTACCAGACATTCTGTCTAACGCTGCTTGTGCTGCTTCTTCTCTCATTGTCTGCGCTGCTGCTGCTGCTGCAGAGATATCTCCTTGCGTTAATGCATTAGCCAAGCCAAGTTGTTTTTGTTGTTGTGAAAGTAAGAATCCATTAATTGATTTTACTGATTCTAAAGCATCTTTTTGTTTGTTTAAAGATTCAGTCTTTTTATCATAAGTTTCAGTAATTGCAGTTTCTTGTCTACCAATTAGATCAAGAGTACGGTTATAAGATTTAACTTGTGAATTAATACCATTTATTTGATCTTGAATTTTTTCAATTGCTCTTTCATCAATAGCAATACTTAACTCTACCTGTTCTGGAGTTACTTTATTTACTGATTTAAATATTTCTCTTTGTTTTCTTTCAATTTCTAAAAATGCATAATCAAATTTTTCACTTAGTTTTTCTGCTGCACCCTCTGCCATTTCGTCTGCTTCAAATTGAGCAGCCCTTAGCGCCTTTTCAAATTCTCTTGTTGCAGCAGCAGCCTTTTTTGTGTTGGCAATCATTGTTTCTAAATCTTTACCATCTAGATCTTTGCTTATAATGGCTGCTGCTGTAGCAGCATCTGCTGTTAATTCTAATGCGGTAGCAGCATCAACGCCTCTAGCCCTTAGCATTGCAAGTGCTTTATTTTGTGTTGTTTGTTCTCTTGTTATTTGTTTTTGTTGTTCTAAATATATGCCCGCCTGTACCGCTGGGAATAATTTATTTAATGATTTACCATAATCATTTAATACTAACTTGCCGTTCTTTGCCTTAGTTGTAATCTTGTCAAAGAATTTACCTGCTTCTTCTGCGCCAAGCCCTTCAGCAAATTGAACTAAACTTTCATTGCCACCAGCACCTCGTAGTTGGTTCGTTGTTCCTTTAAATGCATTAATAGATTTTCCACTGCCCAGTTGTTTTACAAGTTCTTTCCATCCACCAAGAGCATTAACAGATTCTTTTCTAAACAGTTTTAACTTTAATAATAAATCATCAAGTACTGTATCTCGTTTGCCAGAACCAGATGGTGGAGTTGCACCACCTGGGATATCAACTGTTGCTGCATTAAATCCTTTTGCTAGATATGTTGCAATTGCATCTTGTTCTGACATACCTTTATATTCAGCAATGGCTGCTTTTTTAAGTTGTGGATCTATTTTTCCAACTAAATAATTAACAAGCAATGTTTTGCTTATTAAAGGATCACCTTCCGATAATTTATCAAAATTCTTTAAAGCATCTCCAAATAATTCTGAATTTGCACCAGCAAGTTCCTGAACTACTTTTATATCTATTTTATCTGGATATGTTGAAATTTTTGACAATGCAGCATTTGCCACTGCTAGTTGACCTGCTCCATTAACACTAAGGTCTAACTGAACTCCATATTTGTTTTGAAACTTTGCAAGAATATCTAAAGCAGTCATATCTTTGTCAAAATCAACTTCGTTAGTATTTATATAATTAAGCATTAAATCAATAGTTTTTGCATTTGCGCCAGTCTGCCCCATTAGTTCAAGAAGTGTGCTTGCTTCTGCAAAACCTTGTTTCTCTACAACGGTTTTTATTTTTGTTTCAATTTCTGGTACCTTTTTAGAAGCATCTAAAAGATTAATTACTGCATTTGGAGTTAACTGACCAGAAGCAAAACCAATCTGTATTGTCTTTTTAAAATCTGTATTTGCAAGATCATTTAATTCATCTTTAGCAATATCTTTAAATACTTTAACAGCATCTGAAGCATCTTTATATAAGTTATCAATTGATGTTCCAATTGCCTTATTAAAGTTTTCCGTAGATATTTGACTTGATAGTCCAACAACGTCATTTACTGTTTGCTTGTTTGCAGTATTTAGTTTATCTAAATCAATTTTTCTTTGTGCTTGAAGATCTAATATTTCTTTTTCAGTTTTTGCGTTTTGAATTTTTAGATCATACTCTCTGTTGAGTCCATCTACAAGTTGTTGATTTTGAACAATTGCTTCAAGACCTAGTTGAATAGAAGCAGAATCAAGTTTTGCATTTGTTTGTTTAATTTTATTTAAGTCAAATGCTGCTTTTCCTAATGCTCCAATTGAAACTGCTAAGGCAGCAGGTCCAGCAAGTCCTCCAGTACCAGCAGTTACAGCCAATGCTCCAGCAACAATTCCGCCAAGGGCCAAGCCTCCAGTACCAGCGCCTGCACCTCTTTTTGCATTTTGTGATTGTTCAAATGCTGTTTGTAAGTTTTTAGCAGATTCTTTTTTAATTGCTAATGCAATTTGAAGTGGTTCTTTTTGTAAGTTTTCTCCATTTGGACCAAGTAAACTTGTAAGTTTTCCACTTATCAGCAATGGTATTTCATAACTGCCTAATTTTTCTCCAAGCGCTGAAGCAATACTTTTTGCTTGTTCTGTTGTAACTGCTCCTTGAAGCACGGCAGTTGATAATTGATTTGCCATGTTTTGTGCAATTTCTTTATTTGTTCCCCCTGCCTTTCCTTGAGTCGCAATATCTGCAACTAAGCCTTTTCCAAATTCACTTTCTAAAACATTTTGTCCAAACTTTCTTTGTCCTTCAACTGTTCCAGATACAAAGTTTTGCCTTCTTCTATTTGCTGCTTCAGTTGCGCTAACAGTCCCAGAAATAACAGATAAATCTACTAACTTTTTAGATGTCATAGACATAGCATTAGCAAGATTAACACCTTCTTCTCTTGCTTTTTCAACATCTTTAGCCATTTTTAACATTACTCCACCAACAACAGCAAATGCTGCAACGGCTGCTACAAAAGGATTTGCAAGTAATGGAAGCAGTGCAACTATACCTTGTAAACCAAATACGAATGGCATAATTGTCTGCGCCATCTCACCTAATTTACCACCAGCAAAAGATGCTGCAATTGTTAAACCAGATACTGCTCCAATTCCAACACTTGCTTTTCCACTAAATGCAGAAAGTTTTTCTTTTGATGTCATTTGAGCCTTTGTAGACTCATCCATTGCATTTGTAAGTTTTGTTTCTGCAGCAATTCTACGCTTTGCTTCTTTTAAACTTATTTTTTCTGTTGCTGCCATTAACTGTGCTCTAGATAGTTGTGCTGATTGTGATCCCCCGCCAACTGTAGCGTTTCCTGTTTTTTGACCTGCAGGAATACCGTCTTCTGCTCCAGCAACAAGACTATTAATCATTCTAAATCTTCCAAGTCCAGGAACAAAGGCTGGTTTTCCAGACTTTAATGCTGCTGTTGTTTTTTTATTAAGAATTGTCTCGTTTTTACCAACACCAACTTGTCTCTTTTCACTTGGTGCCCCACTTGTTGTCATTACTCTTGCAGATTTTGCTGTTCCAGTTTGACCAGTTACAACACCAGATGTTGTTTTTCCAGTAAGCAATTCTGTTGCAGTTGATCTTGCAGTTTTTGATGGAGTAAGTTTTCTTCCACCTCCACGACCAACTCTTGCAGTTATAAATTTATCACCATCTAAAGATGCAATTGTTTTAGTATTAGTAATTTGTCCAGTTTTAGCACTAACCTCTGGTCGCTCATAAGCAATAATTTTTCCCGATGCATCTTTTTTTACTGGAAGAGAATAATTAGGATCTACACTTTGAATGTTTCTTAATGCTCTAACTACAGATTGTGATGTTTTTGTTCCTTGTACAGATTTTATTACATCTGATATTGGAGCAGTTCCATTAAATTTAATTGAAGACTGTCCAAGTGGGCTAAATGTTGTGTTTGCGTATAAAGACCTTACTCCATCTCCAAGTGTTCCACCTTTTTTAGCAAGTCCACCAAGAATTCCAGTTTTTAAATTACCCATTCTTCTATAAATTTGCTGATCGCCAATTAAAGAATCTGGTGATGATGTTGCTAAAGATCTTGCTAAGTTTGTCTTCATGTTTTCTGTAATACGAACTGCTTCTCTTGGAGGAATTCCTAAATCTATAAGACGAGCAGTCATTGTTGTTGTTGATCCAGGAGTATTTAATTCTCTTAGATAGTCTCCAACTTTTACATTACCAGTAATAAGTTTTGAGTTTGTTTCTGCAGATAAATCAAATCCAATTGCAGAAAATGCATTTGCAGATCCAAATCCAGTACTTTGCATATTTGCTGGAACTGATGATCCACGAACAACTCTTTTATCTACAGCATGTGCAAAAACAGTTCCGTCTTCAAATCCTTGTAATTTTCCATTAACCATTGCATCAATAATTGGTTGGAATCTAGGATCTTGTGCAACATCTTTTGGAATAACTGCTTCTCCTGGAGTAAGAACTGCTGGCACAGTGTCTTTATTGCCTGTGCCTGGAACATACTGTGTTCCTTTTGCCAATTTCTTTGGTGCTTTACCACCTTTACCTCCAGGCATCATCATTCCTGGGTTTGTTCTAGCAAAGTTTGCTGCTGCTACTGTAGCATCAATGTATGCTTGACGAAGTAGTTTTACTGCTGCAGTCTCCATAGTAAACTGTTGTGTGAGTCTTGAGTGTGCTTGATTAAGAGATGCTGCAACTGTTGCTGCTTCTAATTGTTCTGTATTTAAGTAGTTAGTTTGTTCAGAAAGAATCTTAGTATTTCCACCAAGCCTTAAGAATCCTCCACGCATAGCAAGAAATAGTTTTATGATATTTGCTGCACCGTTTGCAAGCAAACCAAATGTCATCAATAGTGCAGGTCCAATAATTCCAACAAGAGTTGTTGCAACTACAATAAACTTTTTTGTTCCTGCGCCTAGATTATTAAACTTATCTAACAAGTCTGCAATGGTTTGTGCTATTGGAGTTACTGCTTCTAAAAATGTTTTGCCAATTGGTTCAAGAGTTAATTTTAGATCTTGAATTGCTGCTTTAAATTTTGTACCAACGGCATTTTCTACAACACCAAGTTCTCGCTCAGACATGATAGCAAGTTGTTCAACTGAATTTGTTGTCAAACCAAGAACTTTAGATGCCTGTGTTCCGTCCTTTGTTACGTTTTGAAATAATGTAGAAAGACGTGAAAATTGAAACTTACCAAATAGTTGCTCAATAGCACGGGCACGATTAAGTGGATCTAATGTGTCTAATGCTTTTGAAAAGTCAATAACTGTTTGTCTAACGTTTCCTTGATTGCCTTCAACAATTTGTTTAATATTAATACCAAACCCAGCAAGCATGGCTGATGCTTTCTTTGTTGGATTAATTAAAGCAGCAAGACCAGACTTAAGTGCGTTAGCGCCTTCTGATGCATTAATGCCACCTTCCTTCATTGCAGTTAGGAAGAATGCTAGATCTTCTACATCTCCACCAAGTTGCTTTACAACTGGGCCTGCTTTAGGAATTGCAATTGTTAAATCTTCAATAGATACAACAGTCTGGTTTTCAACTGCGTTAAGGAAGTTAATCTTTTTTGCTAAATCTTCTGCTGCTGTACCAAATGCGTTTGTAATAGATATAGTTGTTTCTAGTGCTTGTCCTTGTTCTACCCCGCCAAGTACGGCAAGTCTTGTAGCCTGTGCAACCTGTGCTGTAAGATCTGCTCCAGTCTTACCCATTGCTGCAGCATCTGCTGCCATCTTCATTGTATCTACAACAGCCACACCATATTTAGTAAACTCTTCTGCTAGTTGTCTTATATCTGCAAGAGCCTTGTTTGTTTGCTCTGTTGTTGTGAACATGTCTCCGTATACACGCTTAAACCTAATAGCCTGTGCTTCAAGATCCATAAATGTTTTAGCAGCAATAGTTCCAAGGTATGCAAGAGGTACGCTAAAACCAACCATCAACTGACGGCCAGCCCATTGTGTATTCTTACCAAAGTTTAAAAGATTGGTAGACCCTTGTTTCATTAACTGATTGAACAGTGCCTGCTTTTGTGCTGCTAATGCAACTTGGGTTCCATAGTCTTTCATGTTTAATGAAGTTGGAGTTACGGAAATTGCTTGCATTGCACCGCTAGTATCACGGCCTAACTTAATGTACTGTGTTTGAAGTTTCTTTACACGATCTTCTGCTACCTTGCCAATTGTGTCAAATTCTGCTTTAAACAATCTACCAAATGTTTTTGTAGCACCTCCAGCATAGCGGAAGTATTCTCGCATTGAGAATTTGTTCTTTTCAAGAGAGTTTGTAAAAGATTCTGTAGATGTTCTGACAACACCCATTTGTGCTGAAAACTTGCCAGTAGCATTTATTGTATTCAGCAGATTCTGCTGCATGTTCCTTTGTTGAGCAGCAGCAGAAGCACTACCCTTTGATACCGAAGTATGGAATAGTGCTAACTGTCGCTGTAGACTCTTGAGTTCTGCTAACGCCTGCGACGTATCAATGTGTACGCCAATATTGGCATTAACATCACTCATTTGTCACCTCATTGTTTATTTAGTTGTTTGCAAGAACAGTGTTTAGCAATGCATTTGCATCATTTAATTTTACCCCTGAAGCAGACTCAATAATTCTGTAAACTGTTGGAAGATCAATATTATCTTCTAACTTTTTAGCATCGTCTGCAATTTCTGGCTTATATTGCTTCATTGCAATTTGAACACATTCAATAAGAACAGTCGTTGACTTGTCGTTATCTTCTGCCACCTCTGCTAGTTCTGCAAATTTCTTCATAAATGCACGGAGTAATGAGATTTTAAGCGGTCTTGCTTTAATCTTACTACCGTCCAAAAGAACTAGTTCTACCTCTTCATACGTGTCTGTTGCCATTCAATTAACCTCCTATAGGCTATGTCAATTATAGCATGATCAAAATTTATTTTTTATTATTTTATTTTGTTAAATCTTCATAATCTAAGCCCATGCCAATACCAAACCCTGCACTCCTAGCATTTTGTCCTTGAAGAGCCAGGATGTCATTACTATCTTTTGTTTGGCCTTGACTAAATACCCTAGCCTTCATGTCTTCCCATTCTTTTTGTCCCCTCTCAGATCCAGACTGTTTATCTAAATCTACTCCTTGAATTGCAGCCAAAAACTTTTTTTCCTCATATTCAAGTTCTCTGCGACTTGAGAGAGTTGCAATTAATTCTGGCATGGATAAAGACTCTTCTAACTCCCTGTAGTCTTTCCATATACCCAATAAAAATACCTCAGACTCAATTTTAGCAAGATCTAACTCTGACCAACTTGAGCCACTCTCTGTTGCTTGGTCTTTTACTGTTTCTTCAGATTTTTGATTAATCTTTATACCCGCAGAAATATCTAAGACTATATAGATAGTTGGCATATCAATACTATCTTCTACATCAGATTTTGTTAATTGTATACCTGGATAATATTGCTTCATTGTAATTCTTACACACTCAACTAAATAATCTATGGCTTCATCATCATTTTTGGCAGTTTTAACGTACTCAAATGCCTCCATAAACTCACGTAAATATTTTATTTTTAATGGAACAATATCTAGTTCTGTGCCATCAATGAGTTTGATTATTTTATTTTTGTAAACGGTTGTTGCCATAATCTTTCTATTCTATCACAGGCAAAACAAAAAACCCACCTAATTAAAGGTGGGTCTTAGGTTAATCTAAATTTAGATTATGATTGTCCAAAGGTACGATCAATGATCTT